GATACCGAAGAACAAGATTCCGATACTGATGAGGAAGGTAATGTTAATTACTAAAAATTCAGTTCATAATGTAGTCGAGGGGGCAGGTAGTCTGCCCTCTTTTATTACAGATAAACTTAACCTTAGTAACCAGAGAGTGAAAAGAGAAAGAGTAAAAATGACTAAAATAATAATTGATGAAAGAGGAATGGTAGACATAGATACGCTAAGTCACCATCCATTAAATGAGTTACTATATCCCATATCAAAACATGAGCAAGATATACAACTTTTAGCAGATAAACTTGAGGAAGAATATGTGATGACTAAATGTCCTAATCACACACCGATAGTTATTTGTAAAGAAACTGGAATAATATTTTCTGGTAACTTTAGAGTTCGTGCTGCTAAAAGAAAAGGATATAAAAAACTTAAAGCAATATTTTGTACTAAAGTTTATGATCCTAAAACCAATAAACATGATGAACTAATCTTTTTAGAAAAGTTTAATGTTGATGGTAAAAGGGATGAATATAATATCACTACTTTATTACATAGATATTATATCAAAAATAAGTTTTTTGAAGAAAAAAATAATAGAGAAATGACGCCAGCAGAGAGAAATAAATTTGCTACTGAAAATAGATTTGATAAAACCAAATTTAAAAACTATTTAACAGTTAGTAATGAAGATCCTGCTCTATTGAAAAAGGTAATTGATGGTAAGATTACCTTGACGAAAGCACTAAGAAAATTAGGTAAAGTAAAAGACGATAAAAAATACAATCCTAATAGGCATAATTTTTTCAAAACACTAGATGATAACCCCTCTATATCAGAAAATGCTCTTAAATATGCTTATCAAATGATTGATGAATTTAGATTAATTGGTAATGGTATTATTTTTGATAAAGATATGGGTTGGGAATCTAATCAGATAACAGGTCCATTATCCAATATATGGATGTCTGCCTTTGTTAAAGGTTTCAATAGTGTAAAAGTTGAAGATTTAAGATGTAACACACCTAGAAATAGACAAGGTTATGCTGATATGCACTTTGAAAATCTGACAAATAAATTTTCTGATACTTTTTTATCAGAAAGAATAGAAGTTAAAGTTGCTATGTGGGGCGGCACCGCTAGTGCTACAACCGTTTATGGGGGTATGGGTTCTGTTAGAATTTCACCTCATGAATATATACTTGGTTTTTGGAATCAAGAGTTGAAAAAACACTTTGTGGTGATAACAACATTAGATAAGAATGATTGGATTACAGACGGTAGGGATGCCAATGCAACCATGACATTATCATATTGGTTCAACAAATACTATGACCAAAAAGATAAATACCGAATACTTGTAGGTGATATCTACAAAGGTAACAAATCAATAGAAGTAACCTGGGGCGATTTGCCCCAGCTTGACAACCAATAAAAAATATGTTAGCATAAGATATATGAAAAAAGTTAAATCGAAAAAATTTAAAGATGATGTTCCTGAAATACCATTCTTATATGATTTCTATTTAATTTACTGGGAAGATATCCAAAGTGATAGTTCTTGGAAAGAAATGGAAGATATTCAAAACATGAAACCAGCAACCTGTGTATCGACAGGTTGGTTAGTTAAGAATGATAAAAAGGTCCATATATTAATGAGTGATTACAATTATAATGCAAAAGGTGATATGGGTGATGGTGGTAATACTACTGTTATACCTACTAAAAATGTAATCAAGAAATTTTTAATAAAGGGTTTATAATGACAATTGAAGTACAGGTTAGAAATAATAATGTTGAAAAGGCCATGAGAGTTCTTAAAAAGAAGTTACAGAAAGATGGTCTATTTAGAGAGTTGAGAATGAGGCAGTATTATGAAAAGCCTTCTTTAAAACGTCAAAGAAAAATAAAAGAATCTATTAGAAGAATTGCTAAAGAGCAACGTCTAAGAGAGAAAAGAGATTCCTAAACAGCATTGTTGCAGCTGTTTGTGGTGTAGTTTAACAGCAACATAAAACTTGAAGGAGTTGATATATTATGGGTAGAAGAGCCTTAACAAAAAAACAAAAAGTATTAAATCTATTATACAAAGGTGGTCCAGTTACTTGGAAAACTTTAAGAAATAGATTTGACTTAACGTCACCAAGAGCGATGGTTGATACGTTAAGAGAAGAAGGTCATATGGTGTACATTAATCAAACATCAAATGGCACAACTTATCGTATCGGTAAACCTACTAAAGCGATTTTAGCTGCAGGTGTTCAGAAAGTATTAAAAGGTAATACTGCTGAAATTATCTCTGCTGGTATCAGAGCTTTATACGGCAAACAAAGATACGCTTATAAGTATCAAGCCGTATAAATAGTAGTGTTAGGCGGTTCGTAAGTCCTGACATTAAGAGGTAGAGTGTCTTCCGCAAAGGCACCGATTTGAGGTTTGGTAGTTTTCCTCTGGATATTGTATCCTAGAAAAAACTACCATTATAAATATAAGTGTTAGATAATCACCCTCGAAGTACATGAGGAAAAGAGGGACAAGATTATCTGACAACTGATATGCCATAAAGGGTATCAGATTTTATTAACTTGCTTATTAAAGGAGAAAAGCTATGAATAGAACCTTATCTATATGGAACGATTTACGTCCATTCTCAGTAGGATTTGATGAGTTATTTGACCAGTTCAATAATCATTTAGAATACACGGTCAAACAAAACACAACCTACCCCCCTTACAACATTAACAAGATAGATGATTTAAATTATCAGATTGAAATAGCAATTGCTGGTTTCAGTAAAAAAGATATTGAGGTCAAGTATGCTGACAATCAATTAAAAATTAAATCACTTGAAAAGAAAGATGATGATAAGAAGGATACAGTTCTACATAGAGGTATTTCTAAAAGGCATTTCACTAGAACATTTACATTAGCAGATGATGTGGTTGTAAATGGTGCTGAAATGAACAACGGAATGCTTTATGTAAACTTGGAGAAAATCGTACCAGAAGGCAAAAAGCCAAAAACAATTACGATTAAGTAATTAAAAGATAGGGGTGCTGCTTGACAGCACCTCTTAAATAATGTATAATGATTTTATTGAAGGAGAAATTATATAATGAAAATAAATCAAAACACAGTAAACATTCTTAAAAACTTTTCTAATATTAATACAAACATATTAATTAAACCAGGAAAAGAATTATCAACAATATCTACAATGAGAAATATATTTGCGAAAGCAAGTATAGATGAAACATTTGATACCGAGTTCGGTATCTATGACCTCAATGAGTTTCTAGCAGTATTATCTGGCACACCAAAACCTGAAATAAATTTAGGTGATAAGTTCATGACTATATCTACTGAAGGCAGTAAATCTAAAGTTGAATATTGGTATTCAGACCCATCGGTAATCGTATCGCCAACTAAAGAGGTGAATATGCCAGAGGCTGATGTCAACTTTACTTTAACACAAAGTACACTTGAACAATTAATAAAGATGGCTGCAATCTTAAAAGCACCTGACCTCGCATTAGTAGGAACACAAGGTGGTGATATCAAATTAAAAGTTTGTGATAAGAAAAACGATACATCAAATAAGTATGATATAACTGTTGGCGAAGGTGCAACAGCAGATTATACTTTCTATTTCAAAGTAGAAAATATGAAAATGATTTCAGGTGATTATGATGTAGCAGTATCTTCAAAATCTATATCTCATTTTAAAAACAAAAAATTACCTATTGAATATTGGATAGCATTAGAACCAGATTCTACTATATCCAAATAATATTAATTTCTAAATTGTGAATAAGGTGAATTATGAGTACAGATTTTTTATGGGTCGAGGAGTATCGACCAAAGACGATTGATGATTGTATATTACCAACATCATTAAAAACACTATTCTCATCCTTTATTAAAAAGGGTGAGTTATCTAATCTATTATTTTCAGGCACACCAGGCATAGGTAAGACCACAGTTGCGAAAGCATTATGTGAAGAATTAAACTGTGATTGGATTATGATTAACGGATCCGAAGAAGGTGGTATTGATGTATTAAGAAATAAGATTAAAAACTTTGCTTCTACTGTATCACTATCTGGTGGTAAGAAAGTTGTAATATTAGACGAGGCAGATTATTTAAATCCTCAATCTACACAACCTGCTATGAGAGGTTTTGTGGAAGAGTTTCATGCTAATTGTAGATTTATTTTAACTTGTAATTTTAAGAATAGAATAATCGAACCATTACATAGTAGATTTTCTAATATTGAGTTCAAGATAAATCCTAAAGATAAACCTAAACTTGCAAGTAAACTATTTGAAAGAGCAGTATATATTTTAAAAGAAAAAAATGTGGACTATGAAGAAAAAGTCCTTGCAGAATTAATTAAGAAACATTTTCCTGATTTTAGAAAACTAATTAATGAGTTACAAAGATATTCTGTATCTGGTGTTATAGACGCAGGTATTCTTGTTAATGTATCAGATGAAAATTTAAAGACATTAATTAATCACTTGAAGGCAAAAGATTTTACAGAAATGAGAAAGTGGGTCGTTCATAATTTAGATAATGATCCAGTTAAAATATTCAGAAAGATTTACGATAACTTATATGATAACTTACAACCTGAAACTATACCTCATGCTGTATTAATCTTGGCAGACTATCAACACAAATCTGCTTTTGTTGCTGACCA